CTATCTGGACCTAGTGAACGACGTGCTGATTCGCCTACGCGAAGACACGATCGACGCTATCGGCGGTAGCGCACAGCAGGAGCTAGATGATCCTGTGGCGACTATGGTCAAGCAGTTCGTCAACGACGCCAAGCGGCTGGTCGAGGACGCGCATACATGGAACGGGCTACGCGAGGAGTGGACGTTCACCACGGTTCCGGGCACGGCTGTCTACCCCTTGACAAACGCCCGAGAATATGCTATAATAGAAGACATATACAGCGTTAATGGCAACGAGCTTGACGAAGCGCCGCTGAGCAAGATCAGACGGGACGCACTCAGACAAGGGCAGAACACGCCTCGCTACTACGCGGTTGACGGTGTAGACACGTCTGGAGACGTGCAGTTAAGACTATCACCTACCCCTAACGTAGCCGTTGAATACGTCACATACGGGTACCAACGAACGCCGGATCTTCAGACCGATACCGACGTGCTGAAAGTACCGTCTAAGCCTGTGGTCTACTATGCCTTGGGCCTTGCCGCACGAGAGCGTGGCGAAGTCGGCGGTCAGACCTCTACGGATATCTTCGCTATGGCTAAGTCCTACCTTAACGATGCCATTGCGATTGACGCCTCCCTCAACTCTCTTGACGACATCTGGTTCACGATCTAATGCCTGCACAACAACAGCAGAACATCACGATCCCTGCGCCGGGGAGCATGGGCCTCAACACTGAGCAGTCACCTACAGCTCAGGACGGCTCCTTCGCCCTCAAGGCAGACAACGCGGTAATCGACCAGTTCGGACGTGTCGGCTCGCGTAAAGCGTTCGCTGAGCTGACGACTGTGTACAACCTCTCGTACTCCTCAGCCATTGGCGTGGTGTCTACCCAGAAAGAAGTCATCACGATGGCTACGGGCACCATTGACGGCGACCAGTACATCCTCGTGTTGGTGCGCGTAGACCAGTACAACATCGGCAACACGGTGATCCAGAGCGACTGGGCGCTGTGTACGCTAGATCAGAACGGCACCGTGTGGGAGCTTAACGAGATCACTACACCCGCGTTCGCTGTGCCTACGGCGCTGAACAAGGCTAAGATCGTATCGTTCAACGACTCGTTCTACCTGTTCTCTGCTGGCAACGAGTGTGTCGTATGGGACGGCACGACAGCGCAGAAGCTCTTCACGGGCGTGGCTGACACAGACTACATCGCGCCGCAGGACGACGCCGGTACGTTCGGTAACGGCATCATCGACGGCGACATCGCCTGTGCGGCGTACGGTCGCTTGTGGGTGTCGGGCGTAGGCGACGACTACAACGTCATATACTTCTCAGACTTGCTGATCGGCACGCAGTGGTACGACGGGCGTGGTACGCCTGCCGAGCCTCTGAACACAGCAGGCATCATCGACTTGCGCGAGTACTGGCCGGAAGGGTCAGACGACGTACGCGCTATCGTAGCGCACAACAACGCGCTGTTCGTATTCGGACGACGCTCCATCCTTGTGTGGGGCAACCCGTCAGGCGATCCGGCCGCAGAGGGCGGCATCTTCCTGCAAGACGCTATCTCTAACATTGGGTGCGTCACGCAAGACGCGATAGCCGTGACCGGCAACGACGTACTGTTCGTTGACGACACAGGCGTACGCTCTCTCGGCCGTACCATTCAAGAGAAGTCTGTACCACTGGGCGACTTGACGCAGAACGTACGCAAGGACATCTCAGACATCATCCAGACCACGCGAGACAAGGACAGCATCAGCATCGATTACTGGCCCGAGGAGTCTCTCTCGGTTGTCACGTTCCCTGAGCAGTCTATGGCCTACGTACTGGACATGCGCGTACCGTCAAGCACTGGCGGGAGCAAGATCACGCGATGGACTAACTGCGTACACAGGCGATCGCTGTACGTGGAGCTGACTACAGGCTCTATGGTGTTGCTCGGTAGCAACAACGATCAGGGCGTGCTGGAGTACAGAGGCTACCAGCAGTGGGACGACAAGGCGTACGTATTCGCCTACGCTTCGCCCTCGCTGACGTTCGGCCAGCCAGCCAACTTGAAGTTCATCAAGCAGATCGACTACACGTGCGTATCTACCTTCAGCGAAGGCACGGCGACAGCACGGTGGGCATGGGACTACGAGCAACCCGGACGATCAAGATCCGTGGTGGTGGGCGCTACGCCTCCGTCTCGGTTCGGTATCTCTCAGTACGCGATAGACATATTCGGTGGGGCAGTTGCCACGATCAAGCGATACAAGATCAACGCCAAGGGGAGCGGGGAAGCTCTCATCGTTGGTATCGACATGAACGTGAAGGGCAACAGCTTCAGCCTACAGGAAGTTAACATTCAGACTCTACTAGGGAGAACATTGTAATGACAACGGAAGTGGCTAACCCCTTCGGTGGTCTGTTCGACGCCGTTCAAGGAATAGGAGCGGCCGCTGGCGGTCTTGCATACGCCGACCTTATCTCCGATCGCGGACAGCAGTACGCCGACCAGATGGGCACTCTTGCTGGACAGCTCCAGAGCGATTCAGCGTTCAAGGGCTACGGCGTAACGACTGGCGTAGGTACGTCTTCGATTGGCGCTGACGGCTCCTTGAACCTCGGGGCTGGGCCTGATGCGGCCATGACGGGCGCAGGGTACGGCGCTACGCAGGGCGGCTTGAACATGATGAATCAGGCAGGCGCGGGCCTTGGCGGCTTCCAGAACGCCAACATGGCGGCGTCACAGCAAGCTATGCAGAACAGCATGATGGGCACGGGCCAGCGCGAGCAAGACATCTACAACCGCGCTATGGCTATGCAACAGCCCATGCTGGATCAGCAACGCGCACAACAGCAAGCTCGTGAGTTCGCTCAGGGCAGAGGCGGTATTCGCGGAAGTCAGTTCGGCGGTACCGGAGAAGACGCGGCTATGGCTCGCGCACAGGCACAAGCACAGAACACTGCATCCTTCCAAGCGATGGGGCAGGCACAGCAAGAGATGATGAACCAAGGTCAGCTTGCTCAGATGTACGGCGGTCAAGGACTTAGCGCGGCTCAGACGGCTGGACAGCTTGGTCAGGGCATGGGCCAGATGGGCAACCAGATGTACCAGATGGGCTACATGCCTGCTAACTTCCAGCTCAACGCATTGCAGGCCGCACAGGCTGGTGCTGACATGGCGCAGACTGGACAGCTTACCGGCACGGGCTACGGCGCACAGCTTGGCCTCGGCGGTATCCAGACTGCTGTCAACGCTGATAAGGCTGGCTCTGAGCTGACGGGCAACGTCATCGCGGCTATCATGAACAACGCTAACTCAAGCGACGGCGAGTCTAGCTGGCTCGGCGGATTGCTTGGCGGCATGGGGATTATCTAATGGCAGGACGAGATCAATCAGTCGACCTGAGCGGGATGCTCAGCCAGATCGCTAAGACAACAGGCGAGATGGGTAAGGCGTACGAGCCAGTCATGAAGGCGGCTACCCGCCCGCGCGGCAGTATGCAAGACCCTACCCACCTCAACCGTCTAGCTGAGTGGGCGTCGAGCAATGGCGACAGCGCCTCTGCTACCCGCTACACGAACCAAGCCACCAAGCTACAGGACGAGGCCGATAAGGCACGTGGTCTGGAGTTCGCTAAGGGCACAGCAGAGATGACAGCAGGCGGGCAACGTGCCGCCACTACTGGCGACATCACGAACCTTGACCGAGCGATCTCTAACATTAACGCTCGTGTGGAGTCTGCGCCTGATGCTGAGTCTATGCGAGAGTTGCTACGACAGCGTGAGCGTCTGGAGACCATGCGCCCAGAGGCCAAGAAGGTGGAGGTGAAGAACCACGTACAGGCTGTCGGCACTATCGACCAAGCTCTGGCTGATTCTAAGCTGGACCCTACCGCACGTAAGGCGCTTACCGACAGGCGCGAGCAGTTGCTTGAGAACGAAGACGTGCAGATGCAGTTCAACCAGCAGGAGATTGCGAAGTTCGACCAAGAGCAACAGATGCTCAAGATGGAAGCCGACCAGTACGTGCAGGCTAACACGGCCGCACTGAACCAAGCTGTCGTCACAGGCGACATAGACGAGATGGACCGCATCGTGAACGACGCGCCGCCCAAGGCGCTCGGTGCGTTGCGTCAGATGCAGACCACACTGCAAGGCTTTGCTGACGACTTCACCAAGGCAGAGCAACTTACGGCAGACACGGCCATAGCGTTCGACTTCGATACGTTCGAGACCGACGTACGCGCTAACGTGCCGGAGGATCTGCGTGCTAAGGTTGACGCTACTCTGTCACAGCTACGGCAGAGCGAGAGCCAGCGATCAGGCGGCAAGCTCACTCAGGGCGAGGCTATCCGTAACCAGCGCCTACGTAACGAGCTGACGTCGGCTGTAACGGCGGCGCACTCGGCGGCAGGACAGCAACGCTACCAGCAGACCTTGGCGCAAGAAGCCTCCACACAGCGTCAGGTGCGTGAGCTAGAAGCAACGCGCGATAACTGGGCACCTAAGACCGTAGACGTACAGCGAGAAGCTAAGCTAATGGCTGACGCGGCGTTCGAGGCGTCGGGGGCTGATGCAGACGAACGGTCGGCTACGGACTACACCAAGTACATACCGCAGGCCAAGGCTATCCTCAAGGAGCGGCACGTTACGGAAGTGGATTCTAAGATCCTCTCACTCGTAGGCCCAGAGGAGTCGCAGGCTATGGCGTACAGCCCCGAGCAAGAGGCAATCATTGAGCAGGGCATGGCTAAGGGCGCGACACGTGACGAGGTCATTGCCTACATCGACGCCAACGGCGGCTTCGAGGCGGCTATGGCTGGCTCTCAGTTGATAGAAGATAACCCTTATGGCGGATGACTTCTTTGCAGGGCTGAACAAGGAGAAGGACGAAGACGACTTCTTCTCCGGACTCGGCACGGGCAAGAGTGGTAGCGCAACCGAAGACGACTTCTGGGCCAACTTGGGCAAGGAGGAAGAGGTTGAGTACAGCACCGGACGGCAGTCTGTCGTGTCCTTCTTCGAGGGCGCGCTGGGTGTCGGTACGGAAGCTGACGCTTTGTTCCGGTCCATCGGCTCGGACATGTCGTACGAGGAGGCGCTGGCTGAGACGCAGAAGCGACAGCGTGCCTTCCGTGAGGACAACGACGCACTGGCTACGGCTACTGAGTGGGGCGGCATTGCGGCTGGCTTCTTAGTTCCGGGCGGCGTGCTCGCTAAGTCTGGGCAGGCGGTCAGCAAGGCGCGTCAGGTTGGCCTAGCGGCTGGCGAGGGCGCGGCCTTCGGTGCGTTCTACGGCGGCATGACCGAAGACCTAGAGACAGGCGAGCGTGATCCCTTGACGGGCGCGTTGGTTGGTGGTGCCATTGGCGGCATCGCTGGCAAGTTCTTGCTGAAGAATCAAGACGAGCTGGCCCGTATCGAAGAGGACTTGCGCTCTGTCGAGGGACGCAACACGCACATCTGGGGTGACGATGGCATCGCACAGGGCGACATCGTCAAGGTCAAGGAACCTAACAAGACCATCGACTCCGAGACATCAGCGCAGGAGAAGAGACGCGGTACGGCTACGCTCAAGGAGAAGGCGGCTAGTGCCTTGATGTCCGAGCGCGGGCTACTCAAGGAGACAGCCGACAAGATCGACTGGGCTACGCTGGGTACTCGTGAGTGGCTGGAGAAGAACGCAGGGTTGCGCGGCGCACGGCTCGTGTCGTACGCTGAGCAAGAGATGCGTAAGATGGATCAGAACGTCACCGAGATCATGATGCCCTTCGAGAAGGCGGCACGTGAGCAGTTAGACGCTAGCCCTGCACTGACCGAGGCGTTCGTCAACATGGGCCGTAAGGGTCCGGTAGGTGCGAAGGGTCCGCAGATACCTAAGAGTTGGGACGAGGCGCGTAAGCTGTTCGACGAGGACTCCCCCATCGGGCAGATGTCCAAGATGTTCGACGAGGTCAACGCGAATGACCTGCCTAACTGGAAGGACAGCGACCAGCCCATCCCCGACTACTTCCCGTCAGGCGCTAAGGGTCCGATGAAGAAGGGTGTGCAGGCTCGGGTAGATGACTACCACGATCCAGTCAGCATGTTCAAGGAGTACACGCAGGACGTCATGAACGCGCGTACGCTTGCCTCCACGTTCTTCAAGCAGGACGCTGATGACGTACTCGCCAAGCTCAAGCCTGCCTACAAGGGGCAGTCACGTACTGACGCGCTCATCTCAGCTATCGAGGCCGAGGCGAAGAAGCAAGGCGGCGGCACGGAGACAGCAGGGATCGCGGCGCACAACTTGGCGGCTGGCCTTCGGGCTACGTTAGTGGCGTCCAAGCAGGGCGGCGACAAGGTAGGCTCAATGACGCGTAAGCTGTCGTCCACGGGCCTGCTGGCTAACTGGTCTAACGCCATGCTGAACCTGATCGAAGGTGTGACACTGCCGATCTACGCTAACGGCGTGGTCGCTACGGCGCAGTCTGCCATCCCCGCGATAGGCGGTACGATCAACAGTATCGCACGTCAGGCGGGCAAGAAAGACCCCGTCTTCAAGATGGAGTGGATCAACAACCAGCAGATGGGCCTTGACCGCCAGTTCATGGGCGAGGTACATGCCGACGCCAAGAAGGGCATCGGTAAGTTGGTTGACGGGCTGTCAGAGATCGGCTACAAGGTCTCGGGCGTACACACCGTGAACACTATGGGGCAGGAGATCGCAGGCAACAGCGGCGTGAAGCGTGCCATCAGCGAAGCGAAGAAGGCTGTCGAGTCTGGTGACTACAGCAAGTACGCGAAGCTCAAGGCTAACCGTGGCATGACCGAGAAGGAGCTACGGGACTCAGCACGCGGCTTGGCGGACTACGGGTACAAGAGCAAGTGGGCGAGAGAAGCATACGCACAGACGCTTGGCCTGCTCCAGCCGGGATACGCGTCGTCCATGCCGATGGCCTTCAACAACCACCCGAACGGGCGTATGTTCTACGGCATGCTGTCGTACATGAACAGGCAGTACAACCGCATCCGCACCGACATCTACCAGAACGCGTACGACGTACAGCGATTCGGTATCAACACGATCGAAGGCAAGCAAGCATACAAGGCGGCACTGCGTAACGCTACCATGTACGCGGCTACTATGGGCCTAGCGAACGGTATCTGGGACGACTTCCGTAAGGACGTCATGGATGCTGGCGAGCGTGACGAGTGGGGCGAGTACTTCAGCGGTGACGCACGCATACGTGGCTACGAGATCAAGGACATAAACGACGCCGTGTCGTTCATGGCGACTACGGCAGGCAACCAGCTAGCAAGTAACACCACCAGCGGTCTCTTGAACGTACGCGCTGAGGAGTATGGCGGTCAGATGTTCAACCCGCTTGGCGCACCCGCGCCGACGATGGCGATCAAGGGTGTCAACGCGCTGGCTGATGCGGCCACCGGAGACTTAGACAAGCTGGGAAGATTCACGCAGACGTACGTACCCGTAGCCGCGCAGGCGGACAGGGTGACTAGGGCCGTGACGGGAGACCGTCTCATGGAAGCGATAGATAACGTAGGTAAGCCACAGGCGGGAGGTATGCTTAGCAACGAAGAGTTGTATAAGCTGATAGGCGAATGAACGAGGTAGAGATAACACGGAGGTTAGCCCACGTCGAGAAGGAACTCGCGACGCACTCTGAGGTACTGGCGGCTAATGCTGAGTCAATGAAGAACCTCATGCACCGTAGCGACGAGCGCCTCGACTACATCAAGGAACGCTTCGATCAAGGGGAGAGACGGTTCGATAAGCTGGAGGAGCTGATCTCTGCCGAGAGCGAGTGGGCCGCAGGCGCACGTACGAAGATCATAGGCGCGGCCACGACGACGTTCTGTGCGTTCGTCACGGCCGTGTGGTTCGTCATCGTATCGCCGATGCAGGACCAGCTAGCGGTATTGGACAGGAGATTGATAGATGCTGAGAAGCGTATTGCTGTGCATCTGCATGACGATAACCCTCGCTAGCTGTAGTGCTATCGCGCCGCTCGCTAAGGATGTACTCTTAGGAGGCGCTCAGAAGGGCATCAGCGTCGATGCTAACGCAGGGAAGGCCGAGACACAGGGTGCTGATAGCGTCGCTCAGAACGCCAATACGGCTGTCTCAGTGGATGCGGGGAGTAGGCAGGACTACGGGGCTGTGGATACGGTTGTCAATGAGAGTGGCTTACCGTTCCACGTGTTGTTGTTGTTAGTCCTGCTGGCGGGATGGGCTATACCTAGTCCCGAAGAGATGGGACATGGAATCGTTCGTCTGATACGCGGGATACGTTCCACCGGACGCGGTTAAGAGCATACGCTTCGTCCGTACCACGGACACCACGATAGCCTCGGGCGTCTCCGAACGCGCCGGGGCTTTCTTTCGCCATCGAGCACGACAGCTTGGAGTTGCTCCAGCCTAGCCGCTTGTTGCCGTATGACATTACGCTCTGCACGTTGCGGCAGATGCCGCGCTGACCGTTAGACCAGCCGTGCCCGAAGTCGAGGAAGAAGCTACCGCCCTCTGTGTCAAGCCCGCCCCAGATGCCGTGACCGAGGCCCATGACGTGGCCTAGCTCGTGCAAGGTGGACGTCCACGTTCCTGCCTGTAGCGCGGGAGGGTTGTCTCCGGGGATGAACGAACGCTGTATGAATGTAGCACCGGCAGTGGGTCCGGGGCACCAGCCGACCACGATGTCAGCAGTTCCTCGGTGAAGGCCTCGGGGTACTTGATATACTCCATAGCACGAGCCTGCCCAGTAGGCTACGTCAGCCGCGACGAAGTGTATGTACACGCCGCTGTTGAGGTTGACGCGGTTCATCTCGTCGATCCACGACTGGAACTCAGCGAGGATGTCGGGGTCGGTGAGTACCTCGCCCTGTACCCCGCCGTTACGTACGAGGCCTAGCGTTATGTACGCCAGTCGCTTGTCCTCTGGTCCCGCCCATGTAAGAGGCTGAGACACAGGACCATATCGGTGACCATAGCAGTCGTATGTCTCACCGCCACGCTTCTCCTTCGCGCACACGAACTCCTCATACTTCTTTGGTTCCTTAGCGAACTCGTCATGGACCAGCGCCACGTCGTACCGTACGCGGTTGATCGCGTAGGCAGTAGACGAGTAGTCTAGCGAGCCTGCCTGCTCGTCGGCATACTGGCCGGTGAAGCCGAAGTCGCTACACTTCATCTTGTGGTTGGTGATTAGCTTCTCGGGTATCGACCCGTTGTACTGCATGAAGTCGGATCGGTATCCGCAGACACTACCGCCTTGGGCGAAGTTCAAGAACGTGGAGCCGATTCCGGAGTTGACGCCGAAGTTCTCACCGTGGCCCAGACCTAGCGTATGTCCTAGCTCATGCACGAACGACCAGCCTCCGCACCCGAACAGTGGACGCAAGGGGGATACGCGATCTCGGAACGAAGTACCGGCCCCTGCGTACCCACAGATGCCATCGGGCAGTGCCCCGCTAATGGCGAGGATGTCAGACGGTACGAGGTAGCCCTCGGGTAGCTTGTTAGGATCGAAGCTACCGTTGGGGTTGGGCGTGCCGATTACCTGTACCAGCTTGAGGCGCACGTATACCTGTGCCCTAGCGTACTGCTCGTTGGCGAACGCGATAACGTCCTCAGCTTCCTTCAGCAATCGTGCGTCGGGCTCGACGACGTAGTCGACCCCTTTCGATCTTCCCACGTACACCACTTCCCACTCGACGATTCGCTCGTCATCCTCTCCGTAGTAGATGAACCAGTCAGTGCTGGCGCTCTGCTGTTGTCCGACGCAGTCGATGACAGTCAGCCCGTCTCGCGTGCCTTCACACACGGGCATGTCCTCGAACCGGATCTGATACTCCTCGTCGTTGATGAGGATAGACTGATCGCCTAGCTGGCCGTTGCTGAATACCTCGATGCCCTCGGGCGTCTCGAAGTAGTAGCCCTCGGGTAGCTCGATGTCCACCGGCTGAGGCACGTCATCGATCGTGTACGTCACGTTGATAACGGCAGGCTCCCAGTAGTCCGCTCTATCCTTGACTACCTCCACATCGAACACGACCACGGGCTCAGGCGTGGGCTCAGGTATAGGCGTAGGTGTAGGGGTTGGCGTCGGTGACGGGGAGGGCTGGGAGGAGGAACCCCCACCGCCGCCGCATGACGCCATGACTGCTAACAGGCCCGCAAGCAGTAGATACTTCATAATAACTCCTTGGCTTCTATTGCTATAAAGGTTAGGACCGACACAGACGCTAGTCCGATCAGTACCCACTTAGTGTGGAAGTCGTCTACCGCTATCCTCATCTGGAACACGTCCGCGCCGAACAGGCGGAACGTCAGATCGAGATAGCCTTCCTCATTATCCCTCACTGCTGTCTTCCTTGTCGGAGACGATAGCCTCGTATGCCTGCTCCAGCGCGAAGGACGCGAGGGACAGGGCCATGCGGTAGCGCCGCACGACGGAGTGTTGGTAGGTAGCGTACGCGCCCAGCATGAACACGGCCGCTACGAGGGTTGCTTCTGTTCCTGTAATCATCGCTCCAGCTCCTCTGGGTAGTACTTCAGTTGGTGCATCATCTGTAGTAGGTTGCACATGGCGTGACCAAGGTGAGATCGTCCCGACTCTGGGTCTAGGTCTTCGCCTGCTTGCCACGCTGACATGTGGCGCATGAGGCAGGCGTACGACACGGTCCAGTGTGTCGGTCTCTTCCAGTTGTCACGCTCGTACTTGCTAGCCCCGTACTCCAGCACCCGTGCCGCCTCTTCGAGAAGCTCCATAGGTACGAGGGAGTAGTCGGGCTTGCCCTCGTTGTAGCGGAGGGATCGCTCAGTGTATGGTTGGGTCATCTTCGTACTCTCCCGGATCAGCTAAGCCTAAGTACATCATTGTAAGCGACGTTACGCCCACGTTGAACAGGGCAATCGCTCCATCGTTACCCGTCACACAGTTCTTGGCTATGATCGGGGCGGGTACTCCATCGACTAGGGCCACGGCCGCAACCTCTGCTTCCATACCCTGTGACTCCATGTGCTCGATGAGATCTGCCATCTGACGTAGCAGTTCGCTCCCCTTGGTCTGTTCCTCCTGTCCGGGGAACTTCACGATGTTAGTCATTCGTCTATCTCCAAGTGTAGGTTGAACGCCTCTCGCCTGTCGCAGATGTGGTCACGCAAGGCTTCAATGAGTACGTCGATGTCAAGGTCCAACACCTCGACGATCTCGTCAGCGTCCATACGTGCGGTCACCTCCGCGATCAGGCCGTCGTTACTCATCGTCTGGCCCTCCGGTAATGTCCAGCATGAACGCCATAAGGCAAGCTGAGAATGTAGCGGCGCAGGCGAGGGCCGCGTAGTAGTACAGTCCATGACTCATTGTTCCCTCCTGCTGAACATGCGCGTAGCATCGCAGGTATCTGTTAAGGTCAGTAAGACCAGTATAGCAATCGTAGTACTGAATGTCAACAGGGCCATCACACTCTCCTCACTTTCTTGCCGAGGTTCATGTACTCCACGTGTGGCTCGCCGTCGATGACTACACCGCACGCTACGACAGGCTTCTTAGCGAAGTGCTTGCCGTACGCGAAGGCCATGTGTGTATGGTCTACGCCACAGCCGACAGCCATGCCCCATACCAGCTCTTGATCGGTGGCGGTGGCGCTGATGCCAGCGTTGCTGTGGTTGTGTCCGGACACGGTGCATCGCATGCGTGTCTCTGCGTCCTTGCGGAAGCCGTTGATGCCGCCAGCGGTCTCACCGTGGTGGTACAGGACGTCGTCGATCTCCACTTGGTCAGCCACAGTCCAGCCCTCGGGCATGCCGAACAGCTCCTTGACGGGCTTCATGAAGATGCTAGGGGCCATGCCCAGCTTGGCTAGCTGACGTGCAGGGATGCGGTCGTGGTTACCCATGATGAGGGTAGCCTTCGGGAACGCCTCGTACCAGTCCTTCGCTCGCTCGAACGCAGACTCGTACTCGCCCATCACGTTGTGCAACAGCGGCTCGCTGTCGTGGAAGGACAGGCTGTGGTTGTCGAACATGTCACCGATGTGTACGATGGTGTCCACGTCCCATGCGTCGAAGCTCTCCTGACAGAACTCAAGGTAGCCCTCAAGCTCGAAGGGCAAGTGTGTGTCGCCGATGATTCCTACTCTGCTCATTGTCCTTGCTCCTGTGTACATGCTATGAGGGCACCGCGTACTCCGAACGGGCGGCCTTCGTCGATCTTGTCCATGATGAGGGTGATCCACGACCAGCGATCCTGCTCCACGCTACCGAACGCTGTCGATCTCCACGTGTCCTCGGCTCGCTGTCGTACTACGGCTCGCTCGTCCTTGGACATGGCCGTGTAGTCTCGTGCTGTCTGAGCAAGTGACTCACAGAACTTATCGCTTGCTTCAGCAGTCATTACCATCGCGCCCATGACGAGCGCCAGTACTGCTATGTGCTTCTTCATGATGTCTTCACCTTCGGGCTGTTAGGCTTACGTACGGAACGGTACGAACCGTGCGACTTGTACTTGGTGGTAGAGAACGGACCCTTGAACTTGGCTGTCTTCTTACCCGCATAGTTAACTTGCTTCACGCTTACGCTCCTCTCGCTCGCTGTTAGTCTTGTCCTGATGGCACGCCTTGCACAGTACTTGGAACCCCTCGGCCTCGCAGAACATTCGCTCCACGAATCCGGGCAGGTCGTCGTATGTACGTAGGCTACCGCAAGGAACGATGTGGTCTACCTGTGTGTCCTTGGATAGGAACAGCCCGTCGCATGACGCACAGCGCCAGCGTGCCCCTTCGTCTGTCATCTCCTTCACGGATGCTTTGACGTGGGACTTGACGGGGTACTTGATAAAGGCGGCGCGGAGCGCAGACCGAATGAACCCGAAGTATCGGGCCTCGGTCCACGTCCCACCGCAACGGGTACGCTCTACTCGCTTGGGCATGGTGGCTCCCATATCTGCCCTGCTTCTCGGCGTATCCAAAGGCACCGACCCTGCTCCAACAGCCACCGCTCTACGTCGGCTTGGTCGCTCGGGGCGTTGCGCTCTGCTACTGCGTCCATGTATACGGAGAGAACGTACTTGTACATGTCAGCAGGAGAGTCAAGCTCGCCCAGTGGTGCCTTGATTGCGGGCATCGCCTTCTTACCTGTGCGATTGAACAGCCCTTGTATGTTATCGGTGGAGTCACCGGTTAGCATCTGCGTGTAGAAGAAGCGGTCAGCCTCCACCTCACTCACATGGTACAGCCCTTCGCGCTTTCCCTTCCACACGTAGTGCCAACCGGGTACTCCATCGAGATCTTTGTCAAGAGAGGCAATACCCCAGCCCTCTTGTACAGCGTGTATGCCTAGTTCGTCATCCGCTTCCTGCCCGTCCGACACGATAGCGTCGAGGGTGGAGACCATGAACTCCTTGATGTCGTCAAGGTGTCGTGGCTTGGCAACGTCTGCGCGGTTGCCTTTGTAGTCGGTGGCGTACTCGTGGCGGTAGTTATCCTTGCCTGTCAGGAACAACTGGGCGTAGCGACAAGAGCACCCGTCCATCACGGCCTGTGTTAGAGACCGTGTGGACAGGATAGCCTCGTCAACTGGATCGTTCTCGGACGCAAAGCCTACGCTGTAGGCGATGATGTCCGCGTCGATTCCCCAGATGCTAGGCTGGTCAGACATTACAGTACTACTTCGTCTGCGTCGTCTGATACAGACTCAGGAGTCTTCAGCTCCTCGACTGACAACTGCACGAGCGAAGGCAGTACGTTACCGTTGCGGGTAGTGTACGGCTTGATCTTAGCTCGGACAACTGAACCGTATCCGATAGACTCCGGCTCGCCCTCGAACAAGGTCTTGCCGTCTGCCTCGAACAACTGGTTGAAGCGCCCGCCATTGCGGATCGGGTACTGAGACTTACAGTCGATGAACGCACCGCGCTCGTAGGCGTCAGCTTCCTTCGACTTGATCGTGATGCCCAGCTCTTCCAGCTTCTCAACCGCAGGCTGTGACAGGTTAGCAAGCTGTAATCCATACTTGCCGGTGGGCGCGCCTTGGTATCGGATCTCCTCAGTGAGCGAGGGGAATGATACGACTGCACGTACTGTGATGGTGTCGTTAGCGATCATAAAGATCTCCTTGTCTAGTCCGGTCACCATGACCGTAATACCATAGTAGCACGACTCGTGTGACGTGTCAACACTCAGTGTGTGTCACGCCATGAGTCACCGATGGAGTAGTCGCCTTCAAGAGGGCAACGTAACTCGAAGTGTCTGCCCGCCTCACGTATAGCGTTGCGGAAGCAGATGGCTACGCGTTGCGCGTCAGCCTCAGCGCACTCTATCTGCCATTCATCATGCACGACAGCGACGATGTTGAAGTCTAGGCCGTACGCCTTGGCCTTCTCCATGCCGATCTGCTGTGCCTTCTTCATGACGATAGCGCCTGCCGATTGTAGCAGGCTATTGAGCGCGGCGTGCTCGCTACGAACATGGATGCGCCGCCCATCCAGTCCGGGTACTGTGCCCTTGCTGGCGATTCGCGTAACTCTGGCGATGGTCTCCTGATAACAGGGCCAACGCTTCTCGTACGAGGCACGCATAGCACGCCCCGCGTTACGTCCCTTGCCAACAACACTCCCTAGCTTCTCGTCTCCGGCCCCGTACAGCAGGGCGTAGATGAGAGTCTTGGCTTGGTCACGAGTAGCGCACCCGAAGGCGTGCTGGTTCGCGGTATGTATGTCACCCTCAAGTAACTCGGTGGTGAACTCGTCGTCCTTCATGTAGTGTGCAAGCATACGTAGCTCAAGGCCCGATGCGTCCACGCCTACCAGCTTCTTGCCCTCGGGCACCACGAAGCAGGAGCGATACTCCCCACCGCTGGGGATCTGTGCGAGGTTAGGTCGGGCATGTGTCATGCGTCCAGTCACAGCGCCGTTGCTGTTGACGTACCCATGTATGCGTCCGTCCTCCTCGTATGCGTTGAGCCACGACAGGATCATGGCACTGCGCTTGCCTAGCGTCAGGTACTCTAGGACCAGCGAAGCCTCTGGGACATGCGCGTTGTCAGCAAGGGTGTTCTCGTCAACAACAATCGAGCCCTTCTCTGTGCGCTTCGTCCACTTCGCACCCTTACTCTCAAGACGGCGGGCAATCTGTTGCCTCGACGCGACATTGAACTCCTCAACGTGGTCCTTGAGTCGCTTGCCCGTCTTCTCACTCCACCTCTCAGTGATGATGGGAGGGAAAGTCTCCTTGAGGATCTGGTCAATCTCATTCATTCTCTCCTTCTGTTCTGCGTACAGGGTAGCGCCCTGCTCGTAGTCGAACATGAACCCGTACTCCTGCTGTGAACGTAGCGCCTTGGAGATGTAGTGCTCAAGCTCAAGGCACTCGCCCTTGAATCCGTACTGGTCATACTCCTTCAGCAAGAACTGATACGCATCCCAGTTGGATACGCAGTCCTGCAAGCAGTAGTCGATCATCTTCTGTGTGACGGGGCCATCGAAGTCTGCCTTGTCGAAGTCATCCTTCAGCTCGCCGCCCGCACGCTCGGCGATAGCCTTGAGACTGTTGTGTCCCTTGGCTGGGTTGACTAGCCGCGCAAGCACGAGTGTGTCAACCACCTCGCCGTCCCACGTCCAGCCCCATACGTCACGCAGTACGGGAAGGTCGAAGTGTTGCAGGTTGTGACCTACGATGTGCGTCACACCACTCAGCGTATCGGCTAGCGATGTCGGTGAATCGCACCACGTCTTGGCTCCCGTGTCCGGTACGTACACTCCGGCCCCGTGTATGTGCTTGTGGTCGAGGGTTGTCTCGATGTCGAGTACGGCGTATGTCATCCTCTTCCTCCTGTTGTAGAATCCATTGTCCCATCTTGCTCATATCTGCTCCTTTGCTCGGAAGCTCCGGCCCACGTAGTGCGACAGCTCGCAGTGGTCGTCCTCTCCGAATAAGCTGAACACACTATCGATGATAGCACGAGCCACTCGGTAGCGCAAGAGGTGCCGACGTAGGTAGCATGTCTCGCTGAACGTGTAGGGGTAGGGCGCATTGCCGAAGTGTACCGTCTGATTGAACAGTATACTCAGGCACGCCCACCATGCACGTGCTCTATACCAGAAGCTCATAGTGCCTCCTCCTGTGCTTCCTCGGGGAAGAACTCAACCAGCCTACCCGTGTCGGGCTGGTACAGCAGGTGTCCTGCCGGACCCGTGATGCCACTGAATCGGTTCTTCAATACTCGCATGTGTGTGGTGTTGCGCTCCGTCTCATCCTCGGCTTGGCCGTTACGCTCAAGGCCGATCACGAAGTCGGATAGCTGTGCGATGCTGGCACTACCACGTAGCTGTGCGACGGATGTGGCGGCTCCCTCTTCGTGGCCCTTACCGTCGGGCCGCTTGAGGTGCGACACTGCGAACAGCACGATCCCTGTGTCCTGCGTCAGTGTGCGTAGCTTCGTCATGATCTCGTCAAGCGCACGCCGCTCGTCTCCGTACTGTCCACCCGATACGAGGATCGAGATGTGGTCGAGCACGATGATCTTGCAGTCGAGTGCCTTAGCCATGAAGCGTACACGGCTGACCACTTGGTCAACGGTAGCGCCTGTGTCGAACGATGCGTCCATGATGGATAGCTGTCCGTCGCCGAACACTCGGTCGAATGACTGCTTGTACTCTTCGTCACCACGCTTCACGTACGAGGTAGGCAGATGCACTGGCGTCGAGAGGTCGACACCCATGAAGCCCTCGGCTGTACGCTCGACGCTCTCCTCCATGAACAGCACGCCGATCTTGTTGTCGGTGCTGTCCTTCACGTGCATTACGATCTCACGTAGGATGGACGACTTGCCCAGACCTGAGCCTGCACAGATGGTGACCAGCTCGGTAGGCCGGAAGCCATACGTCAGTGCGTTGAGGCTGGCCCACGGGTAGTCACCCATAGCATCAGGCCGCTCTCGGTTGAGGCGCTCCCACAGCTCGTCGGTAGACAGCACGCCTGCCGGTGTGAATGGGTTGGCCGCATAGCACAAGTCCTTGAACACTGCGCCTTGCTTGTTGATAAGGTAATCGCACGCGTCCTTGCCCACGCTGGGGTCTAGCTTGACTACCTTCAGCTTGCCGCCGAAGATATCCGCCGCATCAGCGACAGCCTTCTGGCCTGCCTCGTCTGCGTCGAACGCTACGATGATCTCCTCGAACCCGTCGAGCCAGTCGTAGCTAGTCTTGAAGTCCTTCTTCACGGACGATGCGCCCTTGCTCAGGGACACGACGGTCATGCCAGCTTGCACCATCTGGCGTGCGGCCATAGCATCGAACTCGCCCTCGGTTACGAGCACTCGCTTCTTGCCCATGCCGGAGCCTACCTTGTTACTGCCGAACAGCATGGCCTCCTTCATGTCGCCGACACTGCTGAACTGCTTGGCATCCTTGCGTCGGATCTTGAAGCCGCAAGGCTCGGGGTCAACGCTGTTGAAGTAGGGCAGTACGTACTCGGTGCCTGTATCCACGAGGCCGAAGTATCCGCCATGCTCTGGCGTGATGACTCGCTCGGGTATGCCGCACTTCTTGCCTGCCTGCCATAGCTGGCGGTACCGGTCAAGCCTGTGCGTGTCAGGCTGTAAGTCTACTGGTCTGGTCACTGGCTTGTCTCCTGTCGATGGGGTGTAGGTCTCACATACGAAGCAGTATGCGTGACCATCGTCATAATGCTGATTGCCGTCACTACTGCCACAGCTATCGCAACTTCCTTTATGTGTTGCATTAGAATCTCTCGTCGTATTCACTCATGCCTCCGGTGTTGAATCGTCCCAGACTATCGTAGTCCTCGTTGCGATCTCGCCACGGTGCGGCCAGCCTGTCCACCACATCGAAGTAATGGTCACGCAAGAACTCACCTTCCTCTGGCGAGATGGGTACTTCATCAGCATACCACTGATTGTCGAGGCGGTAAAGCCTGCTGTGAATAATCTCCATGCTTCCTCCTTGGGGGTTGACAGCTTTCAAGGCTGACGATATAATGCAGTTAAGAGCCTTTCGTATTGCTTCGAGCTTGCTTAGTTAACAACATAACAAGATACAAGACGAAGTCGTTACGTAGTCGTTACGACTCATCACCTAGATCTTCCAGCTCGTCACGGCCCATCGGTTCCCATCTGCCTACACGTGCCATGATCTCAGGCAGTGGGTCGTAAGGCAAGTACTCAATCTCTCCGCCGTTGGCAATGAACGTCTCGGTATCGGCGGCCAGCTTGGCACGCCACTCGGCCTTGTTCATTCCGCAGACGTCGTCCTCAAGGTATGCCTTGTCCCAGTCTGTGTATGTATTCATCTTTCAGCTCCGTTCAACGCACTTCTTCAGTGCCTCAATGTCCTCGATAGATAACGGCTCGCCTTCACGTGGCTGGTACTGTACCTGCACACGCTGGAGCCTGATGTTCTTGTAGCCTTTGCTGGCTAGTCTGTCCTTGTCGCACAACGCGTCGGCCTCATGACCGTAGATCATACGTAGCTTGCCATCGTTGTACATAACAATCACTTCACTCATCGTCGCCTCCTCGCTCATTCCACTGAGCTATGACCAGAGATAACATGAACACGAGGACTATCCCGATTGCTAGGTCAGCCATCATGGTTACGCACCTCCGCTACCACTCGCTTGATGTTGCGTAGCTCGGTGACTCGCTCGCACAAGTCGTCGAGCATGCCCTCAAGCGTGACGAGTGCGGCATGTGCCACCCAGTCATCGGTCTGCGCGATGTCGTAACACACCTGAGCTAGGTTGTCACACACCTTGTCTAAGTGCCTGATATCCTTGTCAATCTGGTTCATACGTACTCTCCTCCAAGTGCTTCCTCGGACACTGCCTCGGGCAACGCACCATCGATCTGGTTCATTAGGTTGGTGTAGTGTGACACGTTCATCCACGTCTGGTCGTGCTGGTACTCACCGCTTGGCATCTTGGTGGTAGACTCCAGCAATATCCACGCTTGTTCCAGCTTGTCGTCGTCGTCAAGCGTGACCTCAAGTGTCACCTTCAACGGTACTCGTACGATCTTGTTCATAGGTATACCTCCACGGTATGCTCTGCGGTTATGTATTCCTCCAGCTTCTCGACCATCCAGCGTGTCTCCTTGTACCCTCGAAGTGAGGCGTGGATGGTAGCGAACTCTGGGTCTTGGTTGATGACAGGTAACTCGTTGGTCAGCTCAATACCGTAGTCGTAGATGACCACGGTCTCGTCAGTGTCGAACGTGTACTCCACGTAGACATCCAGCCCGTCGATGATATCATCTTGGATCAGTAGCTTACTCATTGATGTTACCCTCTCCTGTGATGAAGCCCAACACCTGAGTGCGTACGATCCTGTGCGTGTACTCGGGGTCGTTCTTGGCTTCTTCCATCAGCTTGTAGCACGCGTCGGCGTAGTTGGTGTATGATCCGTAGACGTTACACCAGACGCCTGCGCTGTCTTGGTACTGCACTCTGAACTCGTGGTCACTCATCGCCTGCCTCCAGAAAGTATTCGCCTGCGTCAGTCATGCCTTGCAAGTGGGCACGTGCCGCGCTCAGCTCGCCTCGGATAACGGCGGCCATCGCATGGTTGCCCTTCTCAAGGCACTCAGCGTAGTCGCTGGTCAGTTGGTTCACTCGTTGCATGCCCTGCTTAAGGGCGTCAGTGTATGCGCTCATGATTCTTCCTCCTTCTCCTCGTCCATTAACATGTCGAGCACGTCGGCGTAAGCGTGAAGCTTGCCTGCCCAGTACTCGTACTGCAACTGTTCCTCTACCTCACCATGCGGATCGTTAGAGAACATCTCCTCCATGGCCTCGTACAATAACGTGCTCAGCTTACCTTTCATGACTACTCTCCCTTCTGATATCTGATGAACTCGGCCACGGTCATGTCGGACTGACTAGCCCGCACCCACAGCCGCTCTAATGTCTTGACGTCCTTGATTCCCTCAGTAGCAGGGCGTTCAAGGTGATCGAGTATGTATGAGCAGTATCGCTCGTCCTTGATAGCCGACCGCACGAGGCGATCAGCGTTGGGCTCCCACTCCTTCTGCTTACCGTACATAAGTCCACTCCAGTATAACACAGTCCTCGCCTACGTAATCCACGCGACGCTCCAGCGTTGGGTCGCCGGTCTGCGTACGCATAGCGTCAGCGTACGTCTCCAGCATATCGCGCCGTGTGAAGTGTATCGTCTGCGTTGCACCGGTCGGCATGGTAGCACCGTCGGCGTAATGGAACTTGATGTGGTCTGCTGATAGTCTACACATCGGTCTCTCCGTACCATGTCATTGGTCGTCCTGCCGCGGCCCACTCGTCGGCC